ATAAATAAGTTCGGGTGCGTGTGTATATGTTATCCGTAACATAAGAGGCAAGCGTGAAGTTAAACTTTTCACCAGGAATAGTCGAGGTCGCACGGTATGTGCCAGTGGGGTTCTGCTCGACACCACGATCCGATTAAAAAGCCATCCTTCTGGGTGGCTTTTTTATTTCTCGATAGTGGCGTAGTGGTGATATCCCTCCATCTCGTCGAGGGTATAGACGGTGATCGGGATCTCATGATCCTCGATACACTCAGAGCAACCAGAACATGGCTTAGACATACCATAGATCGTCTCGCCATCTTCGTTCTGCTTAACACGACAGACATATAGTTTAGCCTTCCTCAAATCCTCTTTCGAAAGTGTCTTGAGGGCATTGAAGATGGCGTTCGTCTCTGCATGCCAGTAGATCGCTTCTTCGTTCTTACTATATTTCTGTTGAAACGGATGGGACTTCTTCTGGCTCATCCCATACGAAACCACCTTATTCTTATAGACGACAGCAGCTACATGTCTCCATGGGCAGTCGGCAATATCAATAGCAAGTGGCTTCAGTGCTTCAAAAATCTCGCTGTGCTTCATACTCTCCACAAAAGAAGTTTGGAGTCGACCCAGCAAATCCCTTACCGAGATTCAGACCTCTACAAATATCATTTGCCTCTTCGCGTGTTTCATACGAGACGATAAACTTAGTATCGTCCTCGACAATATGGTAACGATGATTCTTCTTTTTAACTTTATATCCCATCATAGTCCGATTAGTCCCCATCCATGGTTTGCAACTGCATTTAAGATAATAGCTAGGCAGGTGAGAATGTGGAGTATCACCCAAGCAGTACGAATGATTGCAACTCTGTCAGCCTTGTTGTTATCATCATACGCTTTCTGACCCATAGCCTTACACCAGTATTCCCACATTTTATTCTTTGGTCTCCGTAAAAAATCCATTCAAAGTCAGCCTCCCTACATGGTTCTTAGCTGACATGTGAGGAACTACACCACTAAAAACTACACAACGATTCTTTTTATATCTTACCCATACGTCAAACCCATCTGTTGGGTCGCATGGATTCTTAGGATAAAACTTAGTTCCAGACTCGTGGTTGTCCTCGCCGAGATAAACGAGAACCGTATAATCAGATGGATCACTATGAATCCAATCTTCTACTCCATCGCCCCTATCAGAAAGATAGAGAGAGCCTTCCACCCCTCTACCGTTTTCAAAAAGAAAGGGGAACGATCTACCAAACGCTCTACCAAATATATCTCCAATCAGGCTTTTGGTTTCAAAAAGATCCATTGATCTCAGACCAGGAAAAGAATGGTCGATCTCCACTCCTTTAGAAGTAAGTTCATTATAGTAGTCCAAAAAGTCATACATCTTTACGGACTTCCTGCTTTCAGTAATCTGCTCCATCTCTTTCGAGGTGAATAGATTATCAAATACTAAAATGCCTCGCATCATTGAAACCCTGCCCACACGTTTGTACGGTTAAACTTCTTTGGAAGTGTAGCGTCTTTCTCTTCTTCATCCCAACGCTCACCAAAATTAGAGTTGTTCATCACAGGCGTATCGTCGACTATATCTTCTTGCGCAGAGCTTTCTGCATTGTAGAATCTCATCTTTGCTCTGTCGATACCCATAACAAATCTCTTGTTCGCGTTCGGATCGCCCCACCTATTCTTCAACTGCTTAACCATAATCTGATTCAGCTGCTCAAGCTCCTCTGTTGAGATTAGTGCAATCATGAAGTCTGCAGTTGCAGGCAAACCAAACGACTCAGATGTATCTTCAAGACCAATATCAGAGTTTGTATAACCAGACCGAGTTGTCTGAGTAGCCGATACGATTGGTAGATTGAACTCAACAGCCAAGCCACGAAGCTCTTCAGCGATCGCCTTCACATATGTATATGAGTTGATATTCTGCCCACCTTTCAAGCGAGACGACATACAGATATTCAGATAGTCGATGTAGATAATATCAGGTGCAAAATTTTTCTTAGTCTTTAGCTCACCGAGCAGATGTCGGAAGTGACCACTACCAGCAGAAGCTGTGGGATACTCCTTGATAATCAGTTTACCACCTGTCTTACCTTTTAGACGTGCAATCCGCTTCTCAAAAACATCTTTCGGCATCATGTTGACGTCATCAATCGTCGAATCGAGTAGATTAGCGTCAATACGTTCAGCAATACGTTCTTCTGCCATTTCCATAGTAATGTACAGAACATTCTTACCATGCATTAGATTAGTCGCAGCAAAGTGACACATTGCTAGAGACTTACCCACACCAGTACCAGCAAGAATAATATTCAGAGACTTACGAGGTATCCCACCCTTGGTAACTGTATTCAGTAGATCAATATCAAACTCTATACGATCTTCTTTACGGTGGTAGAAGTCATATCGCTCATCTACATTCTCGAGGAAGTCGTGACCGATATTGTTATCAAAGGTAACTCCAAGTGCCTCTTGCAAAAGTTTCGGAATGCCACCTTTATCAATCTCTTTATCCTTTTCGTCAAGCACTAGAATAGATCTACGAACAGCATTATAGATTGCTTTATCTTGACAGAACTTCTCAGTTTTATCAACCAACCATTCTAAACTGTTCGCTTCATCATATGATAGTTGCTCAATCGTATCTGTGATGGATTTATACTGATCTTGATTAAACTTCTTACTCTCATCGATCGAGATTTTCAAGGCATCCTTAGTTGGGATACCGTTATAAGACGACATATAGTCATCAATGATCTTGAATACTTCTTTCTGTTCTACACTGTCAAAATAGTCCTCCTTCAGAAAGGGAAGAACTTTACGAGTATAATCTTCATTATGTAGCAAACTCCCTAAGATGAGAGACTCAATCATTCAGTTCTTCCTCCATCATAATCTTCTGGTCGCCAACCATATATCTCTTACGAAGGTGGTCAGAGAAGTCTGTTTCGCTAAACATCATCATCCAGAACTCTTTACTGTTTTGAATTTCTTTAGCTCTATACTTCTGACCAACCAACTCACCAGTTTCTCTATCAACAAGCTGATACCAACCATTACTGGGTTTCGCAACGTAGTTAGCCTCCAACGCTGCATCGAGCAAACCAGACCACTTATTAATACCACCTTCCCACGTTACAGTCAATGGAATCTTGGACTTTTCTTTGACGTAACGAGACTTCTCAACATTGATAATGAAATGATATCCAGCGATATCTGTTCCCTCTTTTTCCTGCTGTCTGCCAATGATCCAAATATTGTCAGCAGAGTAGTAGATACCTGTACCACCAGATACCACCGCCTTCGGAAACATTCCGATCTCCATATAGGTGTGATTAACAGCAATCAGAGGAATGTCCTTCAACGACAGATGAGGAGTGATCATACGGAATAGAGACTTCAGAGCTTTTGCTCGACTCATGTCAGCAACAGATTTACCAGCTAGTGCATCCTCAACTTCTTTCTTAGAGGCAAGGTTACCCACAGAATCAATAATGATACAAACACGATCGCCCCTTGCGAGACCCTCTAGCTGCTGCATAATGTCAAACTTGAGTTGTTCAGCATCAGTTATTGGTGTATGAACAACTCGGTCCATGTCAATGCCAAACGAATCAAAATAACTCTGAGGTGTACCAAACTCTGAATCATAAAATAGAATTACACCATCTTCATACTTATCAAGATATGCAGCACCCATTAGTAGAGAGAATGCAGTCTTGAAATGCTTTGATGGTCCAGCGAGGACTGTCAGCCCTGGAGTCAGACCACCATCTACGCGACCGGATAGAGCCACGTTTACCATTGGCACCTGAGTTGGTACCATATCTTTTTTACCGTAAACTGTTGAATTAGATAAACTGTCAGTGAGTTTAACTGAACTGTTCTTGATTAATTTATCAAGCAGGTTGTTAGCCATAGAAAATCCTTTCTTTCCACGAGTATAACTTCATTATATACTAACAAGGATATAAAGTAAATAGATTATGCCTTATAAACAGCATCAAGTTTATCTCGAAACTGCTCGATTTTATCGAGTCTACTTGGCCAGTAGATGTAATCCTTTTCTGGATTAGCAGCGAGATTGTTTAGTAGTGGCTGAAACATGTTATAGAGGGTGTTGATCTTATCCTCTAACGCTTCTTTCTCAGATGTTGTGAGAGAGGCAGCTGATGCAACTTCTTGCTTTTCAGCTTCTAACTTTTGTACTGCTTCGAGTTCGTCCTCGTCCATTGCGGAGAAACCGAAGTCAAAATCAAAACTATCGACCATTGTCGTTCCCGTTGAAGTTTTACCTCAACTATTTATAAAGAGTGGGGAGCCGAAGCTCCCCACCCAAAACTTTATTTTACTGCTTCAAGGATTGCAGCTGTTTTCAGTGAGAAGGTGTTTTGTAGATTTGACTTCAATCTTTCTCGGCTTCTTTTCCTCGGGAATAATATTCTCGAGTTCAATCATTAGAATACCGTCTTGTAAAGATGCATCACGAACTTCGACTGTCTCAGCCAAACTAAACGACCTGGTAAACGCTCTCTGCGCAATACCCTTGTGGACATATTCCACTTCTGTTTGTTTAGGATTAGCAACGATAGTAAGAACACTATCTTTGACAGTAATGTCAAAATCTTCTAACGCAAAACCAGCTACAGCCATTTCAATAACGAAACGGTCTTCGCTTTCTTTGCGTAGATTAAATGGGGGATAGGTTCCAGATTCTGTTCTGGAGTGTGCTTCCAAAAGTCTGTTAGCAAGTTTATCGAATCCAATGAAGAAAGGATCTCGTGTGAAAGCCTGATGTAAATAATTTACTTCTGCCATAGTTACCTCCTATTAAGCAAGGTTTATATTAAAAGAGTGCGGTACCCCGTAGCAATACCACACTCTATATATAATACTTCTTGGTAGAAATGTCAAGATCTTTTTAAGTTTTATTTGATCCGCCAACCTTATGTGTTGGATTTTTTTTGCCTACAACTTGCCTTTTAAAAAGCGTCCATAAGTTCTGCCTGCTTTGCTATCCGCTTTACTACCTTCTGTAGGAGTAATACCAGTTGCTTTTGTTGTCCAAAAATCTGTTTGTTTTTTAGAAAGATTTAAGTTTGTATCTTTGCCTTTATAACTTGCTGTTTTAGATCTTAAAGCCTCACCTTGACTTTTCCACTGCTCTCGCTGTGCCTGTTTACTTCTTTCTAGTGCTTCAAGTCTTTTCTGGTATTTTTTTTTGCTTGACATTGTGTTCTAAAAGTGCTTTCTTAAGTTTTATTTGATCCGATATTATATTTCGGAACTAGCTCCCACTCACCTTTTTCTTTGTGAGGAAGAATCTTAATTTGTGAAAGGGGTGCAATAGGATCCTGAGTCCTGGACTCATCAACGATCTTAATCAAACCCCACTCCGCTAAAAGATTTGCGATTGTGTTTCTACGCGCTCTATCTTCTTCTGAAAACGAAGACTGTTTTCCATCGAGAATAAAGAGCTCTTTAAAATGGGTAATATAGTAATTCCCGCGCTTGTGGAGGATATGACATGACTGGAACAACTTCTTCTCTTTTCTGGAAGCTACGCCAATCCGCGTCAATGTCTCTTTCACTTTAAGGAAGTCATCGCTCTGAGGAAGGGTAACTTCAACTAAACTATCAACTGAATCCATCTCATACTCCACCTGTTTCTTGTTCTTTTTTTAAAAGAGTAAGTTGTTCATCAGATAATATATTGAGATACTGTTTTGCTACTCGCTTATTGCATTGATAAGCATTACAAATCAATTCTATATTATTATCCTTTTCCTTTTTAAGCCATTTCTTAAAACGTTTTCTAGGTCGTAGGATATTTATATAATATTGAAATTGTGATTTGTTATCGAGATGCCATAATGCGTTCATTTCATTCGCATGTAGTATTGTATCGGCGAAGTTTGCGAATGCTTTGTTAGTTAGATATGGATCATACCCATTTTCTGCTAACTTGTCATTCTCAGTTCCTGTCATTAGATCCTTTTTGTTATATGATGCAGCATTGATGTAATCGAAGGGACCCATCACTTGAACTCCGCTTCCATCATGATCACTGTCAAGCAAGCAATCATATTGATCTCAGCATCAGCCACGAACGCAGCCTTGTATTGATATTCACCAAGAGTTACAACAACTCCAGGAATACTATTAGGTTTGATATAGTCAGAGCTCTTGTCAAAGACCTCACGGAAGATAGCTGACGAATCGGTATCAGAGTTTTCAAACACCCACTTACGCATACCATCAAAGTCTTTAACCTTCATGGTCTTCATAAGCGATACGAGATTTTCATCCCGCCAGTTTCTTAGGATGCCAGCGTCAATAGACCCAGTACCAGAATAACGCTGTAGTTCATTAAGGACTCTGCGCCAATCTGGAAAATGCTGTTGGATAACTT